GGATTTGGTGGAGTTATTAGAACATTCACGTCTAAGTTTGAATTTGTAGGAGAAGCTTATGAGCTGCTTCTCGATGAATGGGTAGAAAAATATCTGTTTGCAGACGCTCGGATCGCAATTTACGAAATCAATAATCAGCACACCTATGATATTGTTATCAATAGTAAGTTGGATTTCGGTACCTTCGATAATTCGGGCTATACAATATCAATGAATACAGTTGATAATAGTACAGCTACTCTTATTAAAGCTAACAAGGGAACGCAATACGAGTATTTGGTAGATGAAATAAAAGAAGTTCATCAACTGTATTATGATAGGCTGGATATGCAGAATATACTAAACTTCTCTATTGGTGATACATATACCGTAAATCCTCTTGAACTTGCAAATGTTTATATTTCCAGTTATAGTAATGAGATATCCAAAGGAGGTTACCTTGAATATGACAAAGGTGAAAAAGGCGTAGTTGCTGATCTGCTCGATGTTCCTGCGTCTGGCATTAAAGCGTATGTGGAAATGGATGTTGAATATGAGAATAGTGGGGATGCTGAGTATGCAACATTTACTCTTTCCTCTTGTGGGAATACTCAAGCAGTGAACATAAGTAAAGGAGAAACTAAAACAATAATATTGAGTATTAGCGTGAGTAAGGCTTCATTTGATTCTTATGGTCAAAGAAAGATGGTGTACTTTTCTATCAGTTTGAAAGCTTCTCATACTACTTATGCAAAAATCAACATTAAGAAGATTAAAGAGTTTAAGGTAACTTATAATTCTATCAGTGATCCTATCTACATTGATGCAATAACACCTACAAGGGTCTTGAATTGTTTGCTAAAAAGTATCAATGGAGGAAAAGAAGGCATTACCGGTAAGATTGCAAGCAATTATGATTCCAGACTTGATAATTGTGTTATAGTAGCTGCTGAAAGTATTCGTGGCATACCAGATGCGAAGTTATATACTTCTTATACAAAGTTCGTTGACTGGATGGAATCTGTGTTCGGCTTTGTTCCTGTAATTGATGGAAATATTGTTCAGTTCGTTCACAGAGATACACTGTTTTCCACAAGTATAATCAAAGAATTTGAAGTCGACCATACTGAATTTACTTATTCTGTTGATGAGAAGCTGATTTATTCGTCTGTTCGTGTCGGCTATGACAAACAGGATTATGATTCAATCAACGGACGTGATGAATTCCGGTTTACAACAGAATACATGACTGGTGTAGATATTACTGATAATAAACTGGAGCTTATTAGTCCTTATCGTGCAGATGCCTATGGTATTGAGTTCTTAGCACAAAAGAGAGGTAAGAATACTACTGATAATGAAAGTGATAATGACGTATTTTTTGTTGGAGCTGCTGATTCTATATTAACGTCTGGGGTGATGTGCTATAAACTCATTAGAACCGGATGGAATATCAGCGGCGTGTTGAATCCGGATAAGATGTTTAATGTGATGTATAACCAGCGTGCTATGTTGCTTGCAAACAGCAAGTATATTGGTATTAGCGCTGATAAGCTTGAATTTACTTCTTCTGATGGCAACAGTGATGTTGTGATTAACAACATTGCGTTAAAAGATAATTTTGTGATATCTGAAAAGTTGGCCACTTGTGGTAAAGTTGGATTTAATACCTATGATGAAGTTATTCCTTCTCCTGTGGATGGTATAATTACTCTTGTTAAAGATGAGTATTTGTATAAGGGATTTTTAAGTGAAGCAGACGGACAAATAGAACGGTTTGATGGGCTTAAATATGAACTTATAGTGAAATCTATCTCTAAAGCTTAAAATATTATGTTGAAAATAAGTCCTTTTACCCCTTTGTTTTTTAACCCTACTACGGACCGGTTCGGTGCGAAGAGTAAATACATTCAGAAATTCGCAAGCTCTGATATCATATTCATTGAGTTGATAGGTGACAAATCAGATGCAGTGCCTGCCTTGGTTGTACGAGATTTGATTAATGAGCGTCAGGATTCTATTGAGTGGCACACATGGAATATGAATAATAATCAGATAATCTACTTTCACATTATTACAGGACTGAATAGCGGTTACTACGATGTATTAGTTGGTGATTCCTGGAGTGAGATTTTCAAAGTTACGAATGATAGTGCCGAACTTAATGAGACTACTGTAATACAGTATTCAATGAAAGATAACCGGCAACGGACGGATTGTATCTTTTGGATTGATGGTATGCAATATTTCTTCGATTTCCGTGCCCCCGGCGGATTCAAAGATAATAACTGGTCATTCACAGTAGATAACGAACAGTTTACCACTGCTGATGGTGATATTGTAGAATTGTATAGCCGTGAAGCTACACAGAAGATATTTACTTTAGGTAATTCTATTGGTTGCCCAGTGTGGTTTGCTGACTTTCTTAATCGTATTCTATGCTGTAACTATATCTATTTTGATGGTGTACGTTATGCAAGAAAAGACGGTGGTGTTCCTGAATTGAATCAAGAAATCGAGGGATTGAAAAGCTTTGTCTTCAATCAGCAGTTACAGCAGATAAAATCGCTTGATCCTGTTTTGGAATGGAATAATCAGGTTGCGATGAGACGTGTACAAGGTGATAATTACAGAAAAACGGATACTGGGGATATGCGTAGTATCAAATTTGGTACAGAAAAACCTGTAGCAGAAATTGGAACTTATATCAATATGTCTAATGCTACTCCAAATACTGGCACTTCTATCAACAGTGATACAATGATCACAGTGAACAGTATTCATCATCCGGGCGGTGATGAACAATCATATTGGGATTTAATCACCATTAAGACTACTGACATAGACAGTAAGTATATTGGCAGGAAAGGTTATGGTAAACTGGTGATAACCGGACTTGATAGCTTGAAAAGTTCTTTGGATGACAGTTTGATAAATTTACGTGCCATTCTATACACAGGTGGTCCATATAGTAATCTTATTGAGGGTAGTGTAGTTAGTAGAGATGGAGTCTATATTTTAAAGGGAGTAGATGCCGGAGATGTAGGTACCGGAAAAGAATTCCAGCTTTATCTTGATTACATGTATGACTATGATATTGATAATATTGGTATGACCATTGAGTTAACGTGGGTATATGATAATGATTAGATAATTCATTAAAAGAATAATTATGACAGAAACGGAGAAACAGCAGATTGTCAGCCTTGTGCTGCAAGCGTTAAAGACAAATAGTTTCACGATAGAGCAGCTTACTGCCGTGAAATCTTTGTCTGATGATATGTATGTTGAGATTAGTGGTGGGCGGAAAATATTGGTACAGGATTTAACTGACGCTATATCCGCTTATATTAATAAAGATTTGGAGGATTTTAAGAATCGTATTACAGATGCAGAGAAGAGTATAACTGAAGGAGATGCTGAACTGTTGAAAAGGATATTAGGCACTTCAACAAAATCAAATCCTCTTACTGATCCTTTTAAAAGTTTGGGTACGATTGATTCACTGGCTAACTTAAAATCAAAACTCAATTCTTTATATGAAGGTAATTCCTCTGTTGGAAATTACCGTTGTGTATTTGCGCCTGGTTCTACCAGTATTCCTCTCAATATTCAAGTAGAGCGGTTGGGACTCAATAATGTTTATCAGTCGTTTACATCGTGCATCCAACTTGATGCAATGAATAACAGTACGGCTACTGAAGTAACCGTAGGACCGGTTATTACTTTGTCCCGGAGTGGTGTTGTTTCCAGTGGTAACACAACTTGGGGGAAATGGATGTCAACCGAAGCTAAATTACAGGAAGCTCTTGGAACAAAAGAGACATCTAAAAGTGATGATGGCTCTGTTTGGGGAGAATTGAAAAAACTATTGGCAGCCATAAATGTTTGTGGTAGTATTGTTATAGACTTGGATTTCTTGAACGATCTAAGAGATTTAGATGAGGTGTTTGGTACTGCCGGCTTGTTTACTTATCGGTATAATGAAGATGAACGAAATGAATTCAAGGATATAAAAGGTCTTTTGGCTACTACGATACTTGATGAGAACATTTATGAACAAATACGCTATGAGTGTGGGTTCGTATATCAGAGACAGCGAAAAAACGGAGAGTGGGGTAGTTGGAGAATAACGAGCGTTACTGACTATAATGTATCTTTATATCATGTCGATCCGAGTGATAATACAAACAGATTCACATTAGATAAGGCTATATACCTTGTTCCTATTGAGCTAAGGAACATTGGTATCAAATGTTCATTCTTAGATAAAGTAGGTAAATATCATACTTATGTATATGTCGGCAGTGATTATGTACCGGACTCATGGAATGAGGTTAATACCTATGAAGATGCAAAAGGCAAAGGGTATAAGGGTACTGAAGAGGATTTCTACAAGAATCTGTCAAATATAGATATGCTTCATTTTTTCAATACAGTCCTTTATACTGATATTGATTCTGTTGTTAACTCCGGCTATTATATTGTGGCTGATGCAGACACTTATTCAAGTGATATTTTAGTTGTGTCCCGGTACGGTGAGGATGATGCCATTACCCAAATCTTCCTGTCTACGTATTATACCGGTGGTGTGTTGAAACAACGTAAGATGACAGGTGAGAAGTGGAGTGAGTGGGAAGAAATCTCCGGTGGTTCCGGTTCAGGTAGTGGCTTTTATAACGTAACTAAACTTCATCCTTTAAATACTGGCTTCTATACAAAAGAAACAGCAGTAACAGCCGTTTCTGGAGCTAAAGTCAAGGATGAAGAGAAGCCCGGCATGATTATTACTTTCGAGGAGTCTGCTGGGAAATGGAAAGATTATCGTTTTGAATCAAACGACATAACAGCTTTCGATCAGCCGGCTGCTTGGAATGAATACGGTGGTGCAGGAGCTGTGAAAGAAATTACTTTCAACGGTGAAAAGCATACTCCGGATGAAAGTGGTGGTGTATCTTTCAATGTCGAAATTCCTCAAACAGATGAAAGTTTGGATGCCAACTCAACAAATGCCATTCAGAACGCTCCTGTAACTGCTAAATTTAATGAGATTGAAGCCAATACTGTTTTCACACTCGAATCCGAGGTTGACGAGGATAATAATACTGTTAAGCTAAGTTTGAAAAACAAGTCCGGTGCAGAAATAGCCAGTACGGAATTTCAAGGCGGTACAGGCGGTGGCGGCGGAGAAACCGGTACTGCAACAAAGATTGTCCTCAATGCTTCGGTAGATAACAGCATTATCAAAGAGGGTGGTTCTTCTCATCTTACCTATTTCTACGATCACCAATATAGTTCCGGAGATGACAAGGGCGAATCTACTGGGCAGAAAGCTACGCTTACCATACAGATGCTTCGAGGTGCTCAAACTGTGTACACAGAGACTATTAACGATGTATCTAAGGGTACATATACCCTTGATTTGAGTAAGTATTTGCTTTTGGGAACAACGGATATCTATGTAAAGGCAACAACTACCGATCCGGAAGGCAAGAAGCAGACTAAACAGGCATACACGTCCGTCAAAGTTATTACGTTATCTTTGAGTTCTACTTATAACATTGCTTCTCCTGTTGGCGGCTATGCAGCCGGTGCAACTGCATCCATTCCGTTCACCATTTCGGGAACAGGCAACAAAGTTGTCATGTTGTATGTTGATGGTGTTCAGAAAGACTCCAAGACTATTACTAAATCCGGGCAAACGAACAGCAGCTTCAGTATTTCCATGTCTGACCTTTTACCTGGTCGGCATACCGTGCAGATGGTTGCTGAAATGGAAGCTTCTGCCGATCTTACCGTTCGCTCTGAAAGTATCTACTTGGATATATTCAAAGAGGGTTCTTCTGCTCCCAGTATCGGCATGATGCATCGCTTCCCGGACGGCCGCATCTTTACGGATGATCATTTGACACCACGCCTTGAAGTCGGTCAATATGAGAAACTGCAATTCGATTTTGTTGTTTACGATCCGAGCAAAACCCCTGCTGAAATGTCCGTGTACAACAATGGCACCAAAACACAGACAGTAAGTGTGCCGCGTACCGTTCAGGTATATACAAACCGGTTCACCGAGCAGGGAGAGTATGCAATGCGGTTCTCTTGCGGCAACACTGAATATGATTTCTTAGTCCACGTTGCAAAATCCTCTATTGATATCGAGGAAGTACAAGCAGACCTTGATTTAAAACTTTCGGCTGCCGGTCGTAGTAACACCGAAGAAAATCCGGCAGTTTGGACTGATGGCGAGGTAACAACCAAGTTTACCGGGTTTGATTGGAATAGTAATGGTTGGACTGGTGACTCTTTGCAGTTAACTAATGGAGCTACAATAGAGATTCTTAAACAACCCCTTGCCAATGATGCCGTATCGAACGGTGCTACGTATGAATTTGAATTGAAGTGTTCGAATGTAACTGATCGTAACGGTGTCATTCTTTCGTGTATGTCCGGTGGAATAGGATTCCAGATGACAACACAGGAAGCGAAAATAACCGCTTCCGGAGGAAGTTCTGTCAATACACTTTTTGCTTCCGATCTGAATCTGAAAATAGCTTTCGTTATCGGCAAGAAGTCCGGTACTCGTTTGATAGAATTGTACGTAAATGGTATCCGTTGTGGTGCGAAACAGTACTCACAGACTGAAAGTATGAAGCAGGAAGCTCCGGTAAATATTACTGTATCTTCCGATGCAGCCGATATCGAGTTGCGCAATTTGCGTATCTACCGGCGTGGTCTGACTGATGATGAAGAGCTGACCAACTACATGGTAGACCGTCCGACATCAGAGGAAATGGTTGTTCTATTCCAGAAAAACGATGTTATGAATGACGACGGCTCGGATGTGGATATAGAAAAGCTTCGTGTACAAGGTAAATCTGTCATGCGCTTTGTTGGTGATGTCGAACTTGTTAATGCAACGAACAACAAAAAGTTTGAAGTGCCTGTTGACGTGTATTTCTATTCTGCATATGGCAAGGAGTATGATTTTGTACTTCGTAATGCAGGACTTCGGATACAGGGTACATCGTCTACTACCTATCCGCGAAAGAACTACCGTATCTACTTTGAACGTTTCGATAAATATGGAACGACTTTGGAAGTGAATGGTGTCGATGTTCCGGACTTGATGTATTCATTCAAACCCGGCGCCAAACGTGTGGGTATTTTCTGTTTGAAGGCTGATTTCTCCGACTCATCATCAACGCACAATACTGGTGGTGTGAGACTGGTCAATGACACATGGAAGAAATGTGGCTGGCTGACACCCCCACAGGAAATAGACGGCAGTGTTCGTATCGGTGTTGATGGTTTTCCGATGGACTTGTTCTACGATAATGATAATACCGGTGTAAATACCTATTTGGGTAAGTACAATTTCAATAACGAAAAGAGCGATTCTCACAATGTCTACGGTTTTGAAGGTATTGCCGGATTCAATGATTTAGCCGCTTTGAATGGCGACCGTAACAAATGTATCTGCCTTGAGTTCTTGAACAATTCTCATCCGTTGTGCCTCTTCGGTACTTCCAACATAACTGCTGAAAACTTCGCTGACGGTTTGGAATTCCGTTTTAAGCCGGATAAGACATGGGAAGATGCCGACCAAGAGGATAAAGACGCTGTAACCCGCCTTTGGACATGGATTAATTCGGTAAAAAATGACCCCGCCCGGTTCCGTGCAGAATGTGCCGATTACTTTAATGTAAACAGCTTGTTCGGTTGGTACATAATCACTGACTATTTGATGGCTGTTGACAGCCGGGCAAAGAACATGATGTTCTGCACTTGGGACGGTGTTCACTGGTATATTCTTCCTTATGACATGGATACGATTTTAGGCGGACGTAATGACTCCGTACTGAAGTATGACTATACTATGACATGGGAAACCTTTGATGATTCTATTGGCTCCTATGCAATGGCCGGTCACGACTCCATACTTTGGAAACTTGTCCGCTCTTGGCCGGAGAAATTGCAGGAAGTTGCCGGGAATATCCGTAGTAATATGAGCACCGAGTATGTACTTGATATCTTCAATAACCAACTGATGGGTAATTGGTGCGAGAGGATTTATAATAAGGACGGAGAATACAAGTATATCAAGCCTTTAACAGAGGGTGTTACGACTTCGGAGGGTACAAAATACTATGACTACCTGTACGCCCTTCAAGGTAGTCGTTACGCTCACCGTACATTCACGATCCAAAACCGTTTTGCTCTTTTGGATAGCCAATATCTTGCAGGTACATACCGACAGGATTCATTCCCTATCTATTTTGGTTATAAGTTCTCTACTGATAAGCGTAAGGTTAAGATAACCGCCAGCGAACGTTATTACTTCGGCTATGGGTACACGTCCGGCGAACCGAAACAAAGTGGTGTGCTCGCTGAAGATGCCGGCAGTATTGTCGAACTGACGCTCGACACGGATTTGATAGTCAATGATCCTCAATACTTCTACGGTGCATCCCGTATGTTAGGTCTTGATCTGACTAATGTTAGCCATGCTATTGTCGGTACTCTAAATCTAAGCAATTGCGTAGCATTGCGAGTTTTGAATATCAGTTGTTCGGCTACGCAAAAGACCATGAACGCACTTTTAGTTGACAAGTGTAAGAATCTGCGTGAGTTGAACCTTACCGGGTTGCAAAGTGAAAACTTTACTTCTATGGATTTATCTTCAAATTCCAAACTTGAGACTTTCCGTGCTGGTAAATCTGCATTAACGGGAGTATCTTTTGCACCTGGTTCTCCCTTGTCCGTTGCTGTTCTTCCTGCTACTCTTCAGACGCTTGAATTACGATACTTGAACAAATTATCTAACGACAATCTGACATTAGAGGGTACGGTTAATACTAATCGCCTTGTTGTCGATAGTTGCGCACTGATCGACTGGCAAAGACTGCTCACAGCGTGTCCGGCTGTCAGATACCTTCGTATTACTGGTATTGATATGGAAGGAGACGGTACGCTGATTAGAAACCTTATGGAAATGGGAGGTGTTGATGAGAATGGCGGTAATGTATCTTCCTGTCGCCTGGTGGGAACCTATCGTCTTACCCGTTCCATGACTGATGAAGAATATGAAGCAGCCGTTGCTCATTTCCCGGAGCTGACCATCATTCAGCCTAAATATACGATGATTGAGTTTGATGACACTGTTGCCGATGATGCTAATATCAGCAACCTCGACAATCTGACCGGCTATAAATACGGTAACAGCTATGTAGCCAACGGACATATTACTAAGATCCTGGCTAAACGTCATCGTGTTTTAGGTAAGCAGACTGAGAAAGGTAAAATGGTGATTTGCAATCTACACGATGAGAACTCTAATTATTATGCCGATTCAGAGAAAATATCCGGTGCTACTCCTGCCAAATTGGATAGTACGGAGGGTGATCTTTGGATGTATGAACCTCACTATTGGTATAAAGGAATTAATGACTACCTTAACAACAAGAAGTACACCTGTTACAGTTCCAATACCGAAATTCCGGATATACCGGTATGTGATAAAGTTTATCTTTCCAATATCCGGGAATCCGGGCTTTATAAGGAGAAATCTAAGATTCTGATTGGTCGTGCTACCTTGACGGACAGCTATTCTTCAGACACGAATTATAGTGTTTGCGGTGTCGATGTTTCCAAGCATAAGCGTGTCCGTTTCCCGACCACGTTAGGAACCGGCTTGATTGGCAGTATCTTCGTAGACGCATCCGGTAATGTTATAAAGGATTTGACCGTTCCGAGTCTTAACAATAAGTTTGCTGAAGGAATGTATCTTATTGCAGACGTTCCGGAAAGAGCTGCTTTCCTTTATTTCACGATCTTCAATAACGCAGAATTTGACCTTGTTGTATTATCCAACAGTGACAAGATTGAGGATATGGAGCCGGATTGGGTTGAACACCTGCCTTGTCTGACAGGTGTCGGTGAAGCAATCTCTATTGGTAATTCTCTTTATTCTGCTTTTAATACTTCTGCAAGTGTTGGTAGTATGTCTCAATCCGATTTTCACTATTATGCACAACAACGTAATTTGCAACTTGTGGACTGGGAGATGCACAAAGATGTAGCTAACTTGTTCTATGCAGCATATGGTCGTCGTGATGCACAAGATCAATGCGGTTATGGTCAAAATACAAATAACCGGATAGTCGGAACTACTGCCGTAATCGGTATGCAGGATACTGTAAGCTATGATTCAGATGGTGTGCATAAAACTGAATATTCTTGGTATATCTCAAAGGATGCCGATGGTAGAATAGTTCATACTCGTATTCCTTCAAGTAACTGTATGGGTTATGAAAGTTGGTATGGTGACAAATATGAATGGATGGATAAAGTTGGTTTACCTAATACTAATGCACAAGAGCAGTATAAGTTAAATATTGAGATGCCTGACGGTACGGTACGTAAAGTTCGTTCCGGTACAACCGGT